ATTAAAGATTAGAATTAGAGAACTCATATTGAGTAGACAAAAATATACACTTATTGAGCATAGATTGGTTATACAAAATATGTACATATATACACTATAAACATGATATTTACAACATATACATAAACCCGCCCCAGCAAAGTGGACGATCAGACTTGGAACCCTACACTAAAGTTAGCAGAGCGAACTCACATCATAACGATAGCAGGGCAATGGGTCTGGCAGTTGCCGGTCTCTGAGGGAGGGACGGACGACGGTTAAATCACAGAATTAGATTAAGTATAAAACAATGATTGAACAGTTAATGATTGAAATACGTATAAGAGACAGGTGCGTTTCTCAGACGTCTTCCAACCTGTTTGGCAAGTAATAATATGCAGTACGAAATACATCCGGATGGTGGGATTTTCAGTCCTCTTCTAACCATACGGGGGCGTAAGACACGGACATAAACATACGAGACAAAATATACAATAACAGATCTAGGTGCTTCTCGACCATTGGCACAACGACTTTCACGTTGTCAGCAGGCACATCCAAAAGGGGATGTATAGCCTCCCAAGAGTGTTCGAGCCGCGGGCTCTTGGGCCATACCACGTAACACACATGATACATTAGAGTATACGTTGACAAAAATTATACAATAAGCGAATAAACAGCAGATATACACGAAATACATAAAGGCGGGTACAGTGATGTAAACGGGTAATTTATGACGCGATGTATAGAGATTTGTAAACGGTAAAATTTCGATTAAGAAACCTTCAGACAGGAGCTGGTGCAGGAGTAGGTGCAGGAGCAGGTGCAGGAGCAGGAGCTGGAGCCGGGGCAACGGTCGGTGTTTGACCGGCCGCTTCCGGACCAGAATTGTTTGCAGGTGTGCCAGCAACCGGGGCGGTTACTGACATTTTTCCAGCGGTGACGGCTTGGTTAGGTTTGTACATAGCAGCAAGCGAAGGGTCGTACGCCAGGAAAGATGGCATGCCGTAGGAGGTAAAACTGGCAGCCATCTGCTGAGTAGTAAACATGAAATACTGCTCAGCTTGAGATGTCTTGTTGTCCATCAAAGACATCTGATTTTGAAAGTGGGCAGTTTGCATTGCTGATTGTTGCGTAAACGCAGCACTCTGCATTGCAGACTGTTGGGTGAATTCGTTGCCTTGGACAGTTAGTTCCTGACCTTGGCGCGAATCCTGGGAGGATTTGGCGTAGGACTGGCGCATAGACTCTTCGCTTAGGGCGAAAACTCCGGAAGTGAGTGAAGCCAATGGTAAGGCCGCTTCTCCAAGGGCTGACTGTTTGCGATTGTCTGAAACAGCTGGACCCCCGTTGGGTACCCCTCCCGCATGACGCATATCTTCGGACAGTAGGGACCACGCATCGGACGGTTCGGAATTGCCACCATTAGAGGACGGAGGTTCGAAACCGCCGCTATTGAGAGTGAAGAGAGAGTCGGTACTTCCCGGAGCTCCAATACGAAAATGGGCGGATCCGGCATCTGACTCGGTGTCGGAACTGTGCCACATGTTCCACGCTCGCGCGGGTTGTGACACCTCACTTGCTGCTGGTACTGTTGAAGTGCTAGGTACCCCAGCGAATTCACCTGTCCCAGAGCCGCTAGTGACATCACTCTGGGCATCTGTTCCGAGAAGTAAAGGGTCACGAGACGACGTATAACGTGCAGGGGAATCGAAAAGAGCGCCGGTCCAAGAGTCGAGGGCTGCGATCTCCATGTTAAGGTCCAAACAATACAAAAAGTTACTTCGGTACCGTCGAAAGCAGAAGGAAATTCTCGGCGGTGATGTAAATTTAAACGAGAGTCAAATTCAGATCCACGATCAGATAATACGATGTCGTACAATGCAGTCAAATGACGTGTATTTGTAAAAAGTCTGTAAAATTGTTCAGGTGTGTCTATTCTATTGTCTAAACAGAGGGATAGGATAACAACTGGATCATTCATCTTGTCTATCAGGCGACGCAATTCGAAGTAGGTGACATCAGAACATGTAAACTCGGCACGCGAACTATTCCAGTTCATGTTCCAAGTTTCCAGGAAGAGAAACATCCACTCCGAATACGTAAAGTCAGGGAAGAAATCCATCACTGCAAGAACGCTTTCGCTGTTGTGTGGCTAGCAAGTCGCACACACGCATCGGATGCTGAGGCTATTGGGCAGCCAGCATCATCTTCATTTGCGAAACCGTCCCATTCATGAGGGTAGTCGGGTTTGCCGGAATCGGCGTCGACATTTGCATCAACTGTAATGCTCTCATGCGATAGTTCGCATAATTCAACGTCAACGGGCTCGACTGCGGCAAACAGGTGAAGTAACCAGGATAGTTGAATTTTATATATCCGACTGGTAATCCGGTCGACTTTTCCATAACTTCAAACAGAATCGCTTGGCCGGGGCCCATGATCTGCGTAAGTGTACCGGATGACAAGAAGGATATTTGAACATCAGTAAGACAAGATGACATGACTTGAGATACGAAACTAGTTTGACTGTTAGTCGCATACCACGAGCCGCCGAATGTGACAACAGACTCGCTAATTTCAAGATTATTGACTACAGCGTCAGGATTTTGAACACAGGTGTGAACACAATTGATAGGCACACTGAAAATGGTAGGATTAGATCCGAACACAAGTCCGTCTCCAGATTCGACATCTTCGAAATCAACCGTTCCCTGTATGAAAGTAGGTTCTCCACTCGATGTAATTTCAGTCGGTGACACGTTAGTAATTGTATTAATCTGCCAGGGTGACACAGCCTGCACGGGTACAGTAGTGGCAGTCATTGGTCGATTCACGTTAACTCCATTAGCATTCGTCACGTTGGTACCATTGTCGTCGTTGATGAAGAAGATTCCCGGATAAGGGGCGTAAACACCGTTTCCAGTGTTCGCCCCTGCTCCGTTGACCTGTCCATACTGACCAGTGGCAATTTGCGACGCAGCGACACTCACGAACGCCGTTGTCACAGGCAAATTCATGTATGTCTCTTGCATGATTGGAGGAAAGAGTGCTTCGGCCTCGGAAATGTCGACGTTATTGGCTTCTGCGTAATCAATCGGGAGGAGTTGGGTAACTCGGAATGAGGGATCGGCGCGATTGAAGACAAGCATGTTAACCTGGCAAGCAGTGCCGTTGGCGTTGATAAGGGGAGCGAGGACAACGATGACAAAAGTGCCACCGCATCCGTCTTGCTCTGTGCTTGGGACGTTTGTATAATGGAAAACGACATTTTTCTCGTCGTAAGCTGTGTGCGCAATAGAACCGGCTTCTTTGACGTCAATGATCTGATTTGGAAAGACAGAGTAATCCTGGGCAGTAAAGCCGTCGTAGTTGACTCCAGGAGGGATTTTGACAAGCATAATTTTTCCTCCGTTGTATCCGGTTCCCACAAGCGTGACTTCAAAAATAAATCCCCCAGACCAGCAGTAGTAAGGACGGGAGAAGTAGGCGATGATGGGATTTTGTGTAAACGGGTTGATCTTATTGGCGAATAAAACGTTCCCAGCGGCCGCGGTACTGGACCAAACGACAGTTGAGAGCAAGATCGTTTTTGTGTAACATTCGATTGAGGCAAGTCCAACAGCGCCACTGAACGGTACGATAGCTGCGGAGGCGCTTCCTGCCATATTCTGTGCGGCATCGAATCCTCCAGAGGACTTGGGGTGGTTCCCTGTTTCAGAGGGTCCTCCCTTCTCGCCGACGACAGCTGGCTGGGGTTTGCTTGGTGCGGACATGTTACAGTGAGGTTCAAACGGTGACTCATCAGGTGTGAAAACGTTGAAAAGTAGATCTTCTTCTTCTTCAGCATTTACGTCTTCGAGTTGAGATGCGATTGTAGTCTCAACATTCCAAATAATGTCGAAAGCTTGTGAATAAGAGAATAGCTCAATGCCAAGATCGAATTCTCGAGAACGACGACGCAGATGTGCTCGCATGAGCTCGAAAAACTGTCGGCCATGATTGGCCGATTCCAACAGAGCAGTTCCTGCTGTGGATTGCATCTGTCGGATGTCGTAACGCATAACGTCCGGCTCCCGAAAGAAGTCGTGCGCTTTGCCAGACATACAGTAATCGAGCATCTTGTAAAACACATCCATTTCCAGAGCGCCCGTAATCATACCAGGGGTACGGTTAGGACGCTCCGAACGAACGAAGTTTCGTTTGAGAAATTGACATTGAGCAACAGGCTTAAACACAACTTCCGCATCGCTGAGCTTATCTGCACTGGTGAGTGAGATTCCGACGTCACGAAATCCCTCAATCCATCGGACAGGTGTCACGATTTTATTGAGGGCGGGCGAAACGACGACGACGGAATCGTCACCATAGATAGCAAGTCCAACGTTTGACATGAAGAATGAAAACTGAAGAAAGATCCGATTATGATGTTGTTCGACAATTTTGTGATACACATAATAAGACAATACAAAGTTGACTAGAGAGTTGTCGAGCCCAGTCGTAGTCTGGCCCGAAATGTTACCACCGTGGTAACAGGCGACAAAATCGTGATATGCGACAAGCGGATGTGTCAAATGATCACGTAGTCGACGACGAATGTTCTGTTGTTCTTCAAACAGCTTTGGATTCCGTTCTGCAAGCGGGTCGCACACTTCATAAATGCGGTTGTAGATCTTATACAACTGACCAATCACGTAAGGTGGGAGGGTAGAATCCCAGCCAGACGCATCAAGGTCAAACGCATCATCACCGACAGACGTAAGATTTTCAAACAACACGTGGAAATCGATTCCGGACGGGTTGATGCCAATCTTAATGGGTGTCTCTCGATGAGTTTCAGTGATACAACAAGAAGCAGTGTGGAAGTACATTCGCATCAGCATTACAACGTCAAGTGGTGAAGCGTAGAAAACACGAGTATCTGGTTTGTCATAGATACGTTTGAGTTTTCGAGGCTCATCTTTCAACGTCGCAATGTTGACAATGGCGATACGTTTGCCATGTCGGATCGCATTTTCGTTAGCGTCAACGGCGTCGTTCAGAAGACGGCCATGAACTGAATCCGCAAGGACCCAGATCTGGCGGGTAGTATCAAAATCAAAGAAACTACCTTTCTTCGTCACGCCGCGCATTTGAGACCACGGAAATCCCGCACTAGTGTCGCGGGACAGTGGACTAGACGTTTTGAAAAGCGAAATTCCGTTAATGGCTTCCGTCTTCGTCATTTTGCGACAAGTAAACTGTTTGCGAAACGACAGATCAGCATAGTATTCGGCTACGTGTTCAATACATAAATCGGCAAGCGGTTCGTCGATGTCCACGAACTCGTGATTGAATTTGTCGGCTCCATTCTGAAAAGGATCAAAGTAATATGGAAGACGAGTGTCTCCATCGAACAATGCGCACGGTTGGAAGACGTCAGAATCAGATGGTTCGGTAAGCGACAACGGACTACGCCACAGACGTGTCATGGTGTTGTGATGCTGATGTAAAACTTCAGCACCATTCCATAACACGCCAATAAGCTCGACGTGTCCGTATTGTACCGGTTCA